GGCATAATGGTTGCGTGATCCACCATAACGAAAAATCGGGCATGGTGAAGCGTGGTGAGTGGCGGGCGAGCAAACCGTTTAAAGGGCATGCCGGATTCCATATCTGGGCAGGGTATAGCCTGTTCCCCAATGCCGCCTGGAAATATCTGGTTGCTGAATGGTTGCGGGTTAAAAATGATCCGTTGATGCGGCAAACCTTTATCAACCTGGTGCTGGGTGAACCGTATGAAGATCGCGGTGAAAAAGCACTGAGTGAAAAACGCTTGCTGGAACGCTGTGAAGTCTATGCTGCAGAAGTACCTGATGGTGTGGCAGTGCTAACGGCTGGCATTGATACCCAGGACGATCGCTTTGAAATTGAAGTGACGGGGTGGGGGCGAAATGAAGAAAGCTGGTCTATCGCCTTTGATGTGATTGAGGGGGACCTGGAGACCAGCGAGCCGTGGCAGCGTCTTGATGCGTACCTCAAACAGGTCTGGCGCAGGGCTGACGGGCGTGGATTTACGATCATGGCGGCCTGCATGGATTCCGGTGGTCACCACACCCAGAAAGTTTACGAGTTTTGCAAAGAGCGCCTTGGTCGCCGAATCTGGGCTATCAAAGGGGAATCTGCTCGCGGTGGTAAACGTTCGCCAGTCTGGCCAACGAAAAAACCAACGTCAAAATCAAAGGCCAGTTTCAGGCCCATTATCATCGGGGTAAATGCGGCTAAAGATACCATTCGCGGGCGTCTGCATATCGATCCACCTGCGCCTGGTGAAGCCGCTGCCAGTTATATGCATTTCCCGGCGGACAGGGACCTGAACTATTTCAGTCAGTTGCTGGCAGAGCGCTCAGTACTGAAGGTGTCAGGTGGTCAGCGTTACCGGGTCTGGGAACAGCTTCCGGGCAGGGCTAACGAAGCGCTGGACTGCAGAGTGTACAGCTATGCAGCGTTGTGTGGCCTGTTTTACCTCGGATTGAAACTGAATCTGCTGGCAGACAACATCCTGGCTAACCCTGAGCGTCTGTTACCAGCGCCGCAACAGCCGGAGGAAAAACAAAATCTTCGGCTGCCGGGTGTCATCATTGAAGAGCCGGAAAAACCGAAGCGCAAGCGCCTGTCACAACTTTTGCCATCATAAGGATTTCTATGTTTAACCGTAACAGCAGCCTGCTGGCTGGTGCGATGACGCCTGCGCAATTGCAGGATGCATTGGCAAAAGCGCAACAGGCCTATATTGACCTCGCATCCGGTGCACGCGGTGTGTCATTTTCGTACACGCAGGGTGATGGCACACGTTCTGTTTCCTACCAGCAAGCCTCAATGGCAGATCTGATGGCACTGATTCAGTTGCTGCAGGCGCATCTGGGTATTGTTCCCCGCCCCCGTAGGCCAATGAGGTTCAGATTCTGATGAATGACATCAAAATTTTAGGCCCGGATGGACGGCCATTTCCACCGATGCGTTCAAAGGCATCCATGCTGGTTGGCGGGAGTCGCGTTCCCTATGATGCTGCGGATTCGTTCAGCGATCAGCTGGCAAACTGGCAGCCCGCACTGTGGTCACCGGATAATGAGATCAATATTTACCGTGATCGCATTGTTTCCCGTGTGCGTGACCTGGCGCGTAATGACGGCTGGGCCAGCGGCAGTATTACCCGCGTACTGGATAATGCCGTTGGCGCTAATTTTCGCCCCATCCTCAAGCCTGACTACCGCATGCTGGCATTGATGACCGGAAATGCATCTTTTGACGCCACCTGGGCAGATGAATATGGCAAGGTGGTTGAGGCTCACTGGCGCTCATGGGCTAATGATCCGGGGCGATATTGCGATGTGGAGCGTAAACAAACCGTGTCTCAAATGTTGCGTCTGGGTTTTCGTCACAAACTGCTCGATGGTGATGCACTGGCAGTACTGCAATATCGTCCAGACAGGCTGGGGCGCGGGCGTGGTCGTTATGCCACAACAGTGCAGATTGTTGATCCGGATCGCCTGAGCAACCCGCAGCAAAACTTTGATATGCCAGGCATTCGCGGTGGCGTTGAGATTGACAGTGATGGTGCACCGATTGCTTATCATATCCGGGAGGCGCATATCGGTGACTGGTGGAGCGGTGCCAAAACAATGACCTGGCGGCGTATTCCCCGTGAAACAAGCTGGGGTCGTCCGCATGTGGTCCATGATTATGATCATGAACGGGGCGCACAACATCGTGGGAATGGGATTTTAACACCAGTTGTTCAGCGCCTGAAAATGCTCATCAAGTATGACCAGTCAGAACTTGAAGCCGCAATTTTGAACGCGGTTTTTGGTGCTTACATTACCTCACCCTACGATCCGCAGATGGTTGAGGCGGCGATGGGGGAGACATTTGACGATACTCAAATTGGTGTCTATCAGGATGGTCGGGTTGAGTTCCATAACGACAGGCGTATCTCTCTGCAAAATGGCGCAAGAATGCCGATTTTGTACCCTGGCGAGGATGTGAAGGCTGTTAATGCCGCCCGGCCTCATAGCAACTTTGAAGTATTCGAAAGTGCTGCTTTGCGCAATATCGCCGCTGCAACGGGACTGTCTACACAGCAGGTTACACAGGACTGGTCTGATGTTAACTACAGTTCGGCACGCTCTGCGATGCTGGAGGCATGGAAGACGCTGACCCGCCGCCGCGATGATTTTTCTGTGGGATTTGCTCAGCCGATCCTGTCCGCATTTATTGAAGAAATCCACGATACGGAAGATTTACCCCTGCCCAGCGGTGCGCCGCATTTTCTGGATGCCAGGGCGGCGTATTGTCGCGCCCGCTGGATGGGGCCGGGTCGTGGATGGGTGGATCCGGTTGCGGAGAAGAAAGGTGCCATCCTGGGGATGGATGCCGGACTTTCAACACTGGAAATGGAATCGGCAGAAAATGCTGGCGAGGACTGGGAAGAAATGCTGGACCAGCGTGCGCGTGAGATCGCCGCTTTCAACGAGCGGGGGCTTCCGGTTCCGAGCTGGGCACAGGCTGAAATCCTCGCACCTGACACAATTAAAGATCCGGAGGCAGAGTGAATTTACCACATCTGGCGCAGCGACTGTTTAACACGCCGCTGGCGCTGCACCCGCAAAAAGCCGAAGTGGTCATGGCTGCCATGATGGACCGGTTCGGGATAACCCGCATCAACACGCTGGCGTCTGACTGGCTGGGGGATGATGAAAGTTTTACCCGAAAAGCACGTAAAGAGGATGCCGGTTATGACGTGGTTGGTGGCATTGCAGTGATCCCTGTGCAGGGGACACTGGTTCAAAAACTGGGCTCGCTGCGTCCCTATAGTGGTATGACGGGCTACGACGGGATCAGGCAGTCATTTCTGACGGCAGTCAGCGACCCCGAAGTGAGCGGCATCTGCCTGGATATTGATTCGCCTGGTGGAGAAGTTGCCGGATGTTTCGATCTGGTGGATGAAATTTATCACGCGCGTGGTTCAAAACCTGTCCACGCCATTCTTACCGAAAATGCGTATTCCGCCGCATATGCCATCGCCAGTGCAGCAGATCGCATTCATGTTCCGCGCACTGGTGGTGTGGGTTCGGTGGGGGTGATCGTCATTCATTGTGACTGGTCACAGCGTATTAAAGAAGATGGCCTTTCGGTCACGATAATCACCTACGGTGACCGTAAAGCCGAGAGCAACCCCTATGTCAAACTGAGCGATCAGGCCCGTGCCGCGATTCAGGATGATGTGGATGTGATGGGCAGGCTTTTTGTCAGTACGGTGGCCCGTAACCGGGGGATATCTGAAAAAACTGTCCGTAACACTCAGGCTGCCTGTTTCCTGGCGGCTGATGGTGTCAGCCTGGGTCTTGCCGACGAGGTGATAACCCCTGATGCCGCATTCCGAAAATTAATCAATGAAGCAGGAGCTTAGCGTATGTCTTACTCAAAGTTTGCCCACCTGATGGGCTTTAAGAAAAAAGCCTCAGAAGATGAGGGTGACGACAAAGAGGAAGGTAAAAAGGCAAAGTCACGTCGTGCGGAAGAAGAGCGCGATGATGAGGAGGAGGATGCAGAAGAGGGAGATGATCGCGAAAACATGGAAGATGATGATGACAGCGATCCTGATGCCGAAGAGGACGACGACAAAGAGAAGGGAAAAAAGGCGAAGTCACGTCGTGCGGAAGAAGATGATGATGCCGACGCGGAAGAAGACGAAAACCGCGATGTGAAAAAAGGTCGCCGGGCCGAGCGGAAACGTTGCGCCGCCATTTTTGGCAGTAAACATGCCTCCAGTCGTCCGGATATGGCTGCTCATCTGGCGTTCAATACCAGGCTGAGTGCGCGTGAAGCCATCGACACGCTGGCGACGATGGGCGCAGTGGCCCCACAGCCACAAGGCCGAAAGTCACTTGACGCCCGGATGCGTGAATCCGGACAGGTCCGGCTGGGGCCCGACGATGGCAAACCAGCAACGGGAAAAAATGCGCTGGTCAGTAAAATGACCAGTCTCTATGACTCTGCACGAGGTAACAAGTAATGGACCAGTTTGGACAAAATCAATTTTCACCCGGCATGAGCAGTTCACTGTTCGTTCCTGACCAGCTTGTGTCAGGGCCGTTACAACTTGTCACCGATTCGGTCACGATCGGCGTATCCGGCACACTTAAGCGCGGGACGGTACTCGGTATGGTCACTGCGACTGGTGCGTTTATACCAAGCAAAAAGGATGCTACTGACGGCAGTGAAAACCCGTCTGCTATTCTGGTTGATAATGTAGATACCACCACCACAGCGCAGACAGGTGGCGTGTACCTGATGGGAGAGTTTAACCAGAACCGCCTGATCTTCGATGGGAGCTGGACCATTGCTGAACTGAAAGCACAATTCCGCTCACTGGCAATCTTCCTGCGCGACAGTGTCCAGTCGCCGGTATCCTGATCCTCCCTAACCCTTTTGAAAACGTAACTGATGCCCATTCCCTGGCAGGGTTGCACTCGTCCTGAATTCTGGTCGGCACCGTAGCCGACATCATAAAGAGACTGAATATGGAAAATATTTTTGATACCAGCGTGCTGGTCCAGGTCGTCCCTAACCTGAAAACCAGTCAGAACTGGCTTCTGGATCGCTTCTTTCCTAATGTGGTGGAATACCAGACGGAAGAGGTCGCCATTGATGTGGATGTGGGCCTGCGTCGTATGGCCCCATTCGTATCGCCGCTGGTGGAAGGTAAACTGGTCGAGAGTCGTAAATACCAGACAAATACCTTCACGCCAGCCTACATCAAAGATAAACGTGCACCGGATCTGCGTAAACCCGTCAAAAGGCAGATTGGTGAGCGTATTGGCGGTGAGTTTACGGCTGCTGAGCGTGAAATGCTGAACCTGCAGTTCGAGATGGCTGACCAGATCGATATGATTAATCGTCGGATGGAATGGATGGCCAGCAGTGCAATGGTGTCGGGCAAAGTCACTGTGACAGGGGAGGGGTATGAGACCAAGGTGGTGGATTTTGGTCGCTCACCGGATCTGACTATTACCCTTAGCGGTAGCGATAAATGGCCGTTAACGGTTGCCGCTGGCACGACCAACACGCAGCCGTCAGACGATATTGAAAACTGGCAGACACTGGTCCTCAAAAATTCCGGTGCAGTACCGACAGACCTGATTTTCACCAATAAATCGTGGAAAGCATTTCGTCTGGATACCACCATCAAGGATAACGCCATCACGTTCCCTGCGCTGAGTCCGTTCGGTAACCAGATTAATGCCGGGGCACAGGTGCAGAAAGGGGCTGTTTATAAAGGCCGCTGGGGTAACTTTGATTTGTGGCTGTACAACGACTGGTTCATTGACCCGCTGGACAACATCGAAAAGCCGATGATCCCCGATGGGGCGGTCATTATGTCTGGTGCCGACCTGATGGGGACGCGTGCATTTGGCATGATCCTGGACCCCGCATTCAACTATGGAGCGCTGGCCTATGCGCCTAAATCCTGGGTGAAGGAAGACCCGGCTCAGCGCCTTATCCTGATGCAGTCTTCCCCGCTGGTTATTCCGAGCCGGGTAAATGCTGCACTCTGCGCGACGGTGGTGTGATATGGCGAAAAGACAACAGGATTTGGGCGGATTACCGCCCGAGCTAATGGTGGGTGAACAGGATGACGGTGAAGAGTTGAGCGCGGGTGGCCAGGTATCTGACAATTCTGTTGACACCGACACCGACACCGCCACCGACACCGACACCGACACCGACACCGACACCGACACCGACGATCAGGATGA